AGCTTGTCAACGAGTTCAACGCCGTTATCGTTGATGACGGGTCATACCTTACCCGGCTGCCGTCCAAAACCGGCGTGCATCACTTTATGCTTTCCCGTAGGGAAACCCGTACCGAAGGCGAGGTGGAAGTGTGGGAGTATTTCCCGATCATCGTGGAATCCTTCCAGATGGACAAGCCAATCGACGGCGTGTGTCCGTTCAACTTCAACTATAAAGTGGACGGTCAAAGCAGGCCCGGCATGTACTACCGCTTGGTAGAAGAAGTCAATGCCGAACAGGAAGAAGGCGATAGCGATCCTGCCGGTGATCTTGGTAATGGAGATCCCGGCGAAGGCGATCCTGCTGGCGGTGAAGGGGACGATGAGTGAAATTTTCCGCTAACAAAAAATACCTTTTCTATCCCGATGTTAAAGGCAACCTTGATCTGCCTGAAGGCGAACGGCTGGCGGTGGAGATTATCCGCCCGACTGCCGAAGACCACGGAACTCTGGTGTTTACGGAACTGGTAACACAGCAGAAAAAGGACGCCGCCGGCAGGGATTTCACCGCAACATCGGCGCAGACAAGGTTCAACGCTTCAAAGATTCTCCGCTTCCATGTCGGCGCTGTAAAAAATTTAATCATCGCGGATGCCGGGAAGGAAACGGCGATTACCAACGGCGAGGAGCTTGCCGCGGCAAGTTTTGCCGGAATGTTCCCGCTGGTGAGCGCGATCTGCGCCGAGGTTTGCTCCGACAAAATTACCGACGCGCAAAAAAAAATCTCCGAATCGGATTCGGGCTCCTCTGGGACGGATGGCATGAGCGCGAACTCCGGTCAGAGTACGCCAAAGAGAAGATCGTCTTAAGGGAATGGGTTATAAAACGGAGTGAGGCGCAAGATTACCTCACTCCTGAATTTTATTCTGCATATAACTTGTGGGCGAAAATAAAGCGTTACGGCTGGCCTCACGGTCCGGATTGGATACGCGAACCGGCGGCGTTAGTAGAGCTGGTTGAGCTATTGGACTGTGAACTGGAGTTATTGAAAGAGCGGGACAAGGAACGTAATGCAGGTAACAGACGAACTGCGGGTGCTGGTTGAGGCCGAAGTCGCCCGCGCTATCGAAAATTTTAAGAAACTCGACTCCAGCATTGACGGCGCGGAGCAAAAGACAAAATCGCTAGGCGACGCGCTGGATTCCGTTTCTAAAACAAGCATGATCATGTCCGGCGTTATAGCCGGAGCCGGCGTCGCCGCGATCAAGTTCGCCGGAGAAAACGAAAAGCTTAAACTCTCCCTGAAAAATATGCTCGGCTCCGCGGAGGAAGCGTCCGCCGTGTTCGAGGATTGGCGGCGGCTGGGAACTTCGCCCGGTCTTTCTACCGATGAGGTCTTTACGCTCGGACGGGCGATGGTCAACATGGGGCACGATACTGATTACGCTACACAGACCATACAGATGCTCGGCGATGTTGCCGCCGGAACCGGCAGTTCGTTTGGCGCGATATCGGGAAGTTTTGAGCGCGTACGCGCCGCGGGAAAACTGACAACGCGGGATTTGACTAATCTCCAACAGCAGGGAATTCCGGTACTCAAACAACTGGCGAAGGAACTGGGCACTTCAGAGGAAGGAGTGCGCCGCCTTGCCAACGAGGGCAAGCTCGGCTTCAGCGATCTGGAGCGGGCGTTCAAAGGCATGACCACACCTGGCGGACAGTTCGCCGGCATGATGGACGAGCTTTCCGGCACAACCCTCGAAAAATTTAATACCGCGACGGATGACGCGAAGCAGGCGCTTGCCTCTTTCGGCGAGACGATGCTGCCGATAGCGACCGGACTGCTGGACGGCGCGAGCTCGATCCTTCGCGGCATCTCTGACATGGACGAAGGAACCAAGCGCTTTGTTATCGGCATGGGCGGAATGGTTGCCGTTTCAGGTCCGGTAATCGCGGCAATAAATGGTATACGCGCCGCGATGACCGCGCTTATGGCCAATCCGTATATGCTGGCAATCGGAGGGGTTATCGCGGCGGCCGGAATAGTAGCCGGGATTGTTAACAAGCAAGCTCACGCGTATGACGATTTGCAAAAGAAAATAAAAGAAACCGACGAAGCCTCAAAAAATTTGCTTGCCGCTTATGCGAACGGAAACAATGAAAAGGTTTTAGATGAAAAAACAACACGAGAGTTAATCAAATTATACCCCGAGTTGACCGGCGTTATTAAAGAAAACAACACAACCGTAGAAGAAGGGTTAAGGCTCCAGCGGGAGGCAAACGAGCAAAGGGTAATAGACGCCCAGCATAGAAAAATAGAATTGATGCAAAGAGACCAAGCCGCGCTCCGCCTGGTAATAAGAGAATGGAATAGGCTTGAGGATACTATAGCGAATCCGGGACCGTATAACGACTTGGACGAGTTGAATCAAATGCTTGAAAGAACCCTTGATGAAAAAGACTATCTTATAAGGGAAATAGAGGCCAAGCGGGAAGAAATAAACGCCGTCCTTTCAAGCATCGGGAAACAGCTTACGCTGAACGGGGAGATTATAGATATCTCTGTCTCCGTATCGATGAATACGGAAGCGCTTGAGTCGCCGCCGGCCCCCTCCGCCGCCGCGAAAAAACGGTGGCAGGACTGGTACGGCGAAATCGTCAAAATCGACCCCGCGCAGTTCGGCGACTCGGGCGCCAAAGCGGCGGAATTGTACCTCGGCGAATTCAGCCGTTCCTTCGAGGCGGGAAAAACCGTATTCGCCCAGTTAGGCGAAGAATTAGATATCGCCGAAACGCTGCGCAGTCAGCAGGCGGACATACAAAAAGCTCTGGTAGAACTTTTTTCGATTAACCCTGCGGATATAGATCAACCGTTTGAAGCCGCCGGTGAGCCGGTAAGACAACTCATTGAGGAATATAAGCGCCTGGGCGCGGAAGCCAAAGCGGCGGAAGACGCCATAAAAGCAGTTGCGGTTCAGAAAGAATTTGAACAAACCATTGCAGACATAACCAAACGGATAGACGACTTCAACAAGTCGGAACGGCAGTTGGCCTACGAAGCCGAACTGGCGCGGATTGGGCTTTCCGCACAATCTGACCAGGCGCGAGAACTGATGGAAGCTATGGATGCGGAAACTGTAGCGCGGATACTTTCCGAGTTGGACAGGGAAGTACAGAATCTCACCAAAGATCAATACGATCTTGCTCTTGCGACGCTTGAGGCGGCTGGCGCGACGGCTGAGGAAAGAGCCGAAGCTGAAAAACTGATAAAGCAGCTTAAAGAGGGGAAAACGGCAGCCGCAAGCATGGAAGATGCGATAAAAAGCCTCGGCAAATCTCTGCTCGATCTTGGTTCAGGCGCGGTTTTAGGCGGCCTTGAGGAACTGGGCAGGGCTTTCGGGCAGAGCACAAAAGCTGAAGAAGCGATGCAGAATGCCCTTGTCTCCATGAGTCAGGAAATTTTAAACGCTTTGCCGAATTTGTTTTTGCAGGCGGGATTGCAGCTAATCGGTATTCCGGGCATGTGGCCGCTTGGTCTTGGATTTATCGCCGCGGCGGGATCATCGGCGCTTATCAAAGGTTATGTCGACGGCGAAATTGATAAAGCGCAGGCAAATGCCCACGGAAATGTTTTTGATACTGCCGGCATTCAGCCTTTCGCGCGCGGCGGTATGTTTACCAATCAGGTTGTGCAAAGCCCAACCTTCTTTAAATTCTCCCGGGGAACCGGTTTGATGGGAGAGGCTGGGCCTGAAGCGATTATACCGCTCAAGCGCATGGCCAACGGCGACCTTGGCGTTCAAACCGCGAACGGCGGCGGGACGCAGGTGGTTGTCAATATTATTAATAATTCCGGCACTGAAGTGCGGCAGGAAGAACACGAAGACGGTATGGGCAATAAACAGATTGACATTATTATCGGCGAGATGGTTAACCGGCATATCGCGTCCGGCAAAGCGGATCGCGCCATGGGTGCGCGTTACGGCGCAAGGGCGCAAGGAGTATAAATGGCGAACATAAACTGGCCTGAATTATTGCCGGCGACTTTGCTTATAAATGGTCTTTCCAAACAGCCGCAGGGCAGCGTTATCCGCACAGCAATGGACGCGGGTCCGAAGAAGGCACGCCGGCGGTATACCGCCCGGACCGTTAAATACTCCGGCAAACAGGTGTTTGATGAGGCTGAACTGATGGTTTTTGAACAGTTTTACCATAACGTTCTTGCCGACGGAGTGTTACGTTTTAATTTTATAGATCCTGTTAGCGGGGAACTCGGCGAGTTCCGTTTCACCGCCGATTACGTTGCCGCCGCGGTTGAAGGTTATTTTGAAGTCTCCATGCAGTTGGAGCGCTTATGAGCCGTGTTTCTCCCGACGCGGCCGCCGCCGTCCTCGCTCCCGAAACAGAAAAGGTTTTTCTCCACATACTTACGATTGAAGTTTCCGGCGGCGCGGTACTGCGGTTCGTGGACAACAACCAGAATATCACCTCACGCGGCAATGAGTTTGCCGCCGCCGGGTTTACGATTATCCTGCCCGAACAGACGGACAACGCGCCCCGGCCGTGCCGCCTGGCCATCGACAATACCGATTTGTCAATTTTTCAGACCATCAAACAGGCGGTTGGCAGGGACGTTTTCATTACGGTCTGTGTTATCATGGCCGATACGCCTGATGTGTACGAGCGCGGGCCGCTTAAGTACCGCCTGCGGAACGTGCGCGCTTCAAAAGAGACTATCGAAGGCGAAGTGTACGACTTCTATCTTGCAGACCGCAAGTTTCCAAAAGACACCTACACGCCTGAAGATTTCGAGGGGTTATTTTTTTGATGTACGAATGGGTGAAAAGATATATCGGCATTCCCTTTGTGTCAAACGGCAGATCGATTGACGGCTGCGACTGCTACGGCCTGGTAAGATTAGTTTTGCGTAACGAGTACGGCGTTGACCTGCCGGAGATGTCGGACAATTATACCGACGCGCTGAACGTCCGGGAGACGGCGCGGCTGTTTGCCGAAAATCTGCCGGTACTTGCCGGGGAAAAAATTGACGCGCCTGAAGAAAAAGCGGTTGTAGTTATAACCGAACACGGCGCTGCCGCCCATATCGGCATCGTCGCCGGCGGCGGGTACGTCCTGCACACGGGAGCGAAAACCGGCAGCGTCTGCCAGCGTGCAACGCATCCCGGCCTGCGCGGCCGCATAGAGGGGTACTACCGTGTCAGTTGAAATTATCGCCGAGCTTAATCCGTTCAGTACGCAGCGCGTAAAACTTACCGTCGAAGCGAAACCAATCGCGGAAATTTTAAAGCAGCTAAACCCCGGGCTTCTGCTCTCGCAGGCCAGAGTTTGCCGTAACGGCGAAATTATTACCGATTTCTCGAAAACGGCGCGTGACGGCGATATGCTCGCGATCAAGTTTGTACCCCACGGAGACAACCCCCGCAATACCGGAGCGGGAATGAAGGCCGGCGGCTGGGCGCTGATGATAATCGGCGCTGTTGTCGGGTTTGGCCTTGGGTGGACAGGGGT